GGTTATCTATTATGGTATGCTATGTTTAATCCAGATGTAACAATATTAATTGCGGCACACAAATATGCAGGTGCTCAGGAAATTATGCATCGTATTCGCTATGCTTATGAAGATTGTCCGGATCATATACGTTGTGGGGTTACATCTTATAATAAAGGATCAATGGAATTTGATAATGGCTCGCGTATTGTATCACAAACAACAACAGATAACACTGGTAGAGGTATGTCAATATCTTTACTATATTGTGATGAGTTTGCGTTTGTTAATCCTACTATTGCCAAAGAATTTTGGACTGCAATTTCTCCAACACTAGCAACAGGTGGTAAGGCGATTATTACTTCAACACCAAATAGTGATGAGGATCAGTTTGCACTTATATGGACAGAAGCAAATAAGCGATTTGATGAACACGGAAACGATACAGAAGTTGGTACAAATGGTTTCTTTGCTTTTACAGCACACTGGAGTGAACACCCTGATAGAGATGAAAAATGGGCAGAAGAAGAAAAATCACGTATTGGTGAAGAGCGTTTTAGGCGTGAACATGAATGCGAGTTTTTAATCTTTGATGAAACATTAATTAATAGTGTTAGACTTGCAGAATTGGAAGGCGAAGAACCGCTACGTAGATTAGGACAAACACGCTGGTATAAAGATTGTGATTCTAAGTACACGTATGTTGTTAGCATGGATCCTAGTTTAGGTACAGGAGGAGACTTTGCGGCTATTCAAGTATTTGAACTTCCTAGTTTTAAACAAGTAGCAGAATGGCAACATAATACAACTCCAATTCAAGGACAGGTAAGAATACTTGCAGAAATTACAAAAACTATTAAGGAACAATGCGAAGCAAAGGGTGCTCAGTTACCACAAGTTTATTACAGCATTGAAAATAACTCTATCGGTGAAGCGGCACTAGTAAGTGTTAAGGACTATGGAGAGGAAAACATATACGGTATGTTTTTAAGTGAACCTATTAGGAAAGGACATGTGCGTAAGTTTCGTAAAGGATTTAACACAACACACAAAACCAAAATGGGTGCTTGTGCTAAATTTAAGCATTTATTAGAAACACACAAACTGGAAATCAAAAGCAAACCACTAATATCAGAACTCAAGAACTATGTTGCACATGGTACTACATTTGGTGCTAAAACAGGCGAGCATGACGATTTAGTGTCAGCAACACTACTAAATGTGCGTATGCAACAGATATTAGCGGAATGGGATCCAGCAATTTACGAAAAAATGAAGGATATGGACACTGAATTGATAACTCCAATGCCGGTGTTTGTTTCTTTCTAATAGCATAAATAACATTATGAAGGGTTTAGATTCTATTTCAACTTCTCTTTTTGAGAAAATTAGATCGAGATTTCCACGTGTGGAAATGGGCGACGATACTGGTGCACCTACGCAAAATGAAAGTCAAGCACGTTTCTTTGATTTTGATTATGTAACAAACGGTGAAAACAAGGGTGCTGTATCTGTTTCTATTAAAGATTCTGATACATTAAAGATTTATTATAGCCAAGGTATGTTAGAAAATGTGTCTGAACAACAAGAAGATGAATGGTATGCATTTCTTAAGGAAATGCGATTTTTTGCTAAGAGGCACATGATGCAATTTGATACTAGAGATATTGCAAAAGCAAACTTAGACAAAAGAGATTATAATTATTTGGCAAACAAAAATGTTCAGGAGTCGGCAATGTACGGAACTACAAAATCTAGTTATGAGGAATTAGATAAGACGAAACTTATCGTAAGACATAAAAAAGAAATTAACGCAGAACAAACTGGTGCTAGAACAAGACATATTAGTTCGTTGTTTATTGAAAACGAAGCAGGTGAACGTTTTAAATATCCGTTTGCTCATTTAGCAGGCGCAAGAGCAATGGCACGTCATGTTGCTAACGGTGGTATTCCTCATGATGAATTAGGTAAACACATTATTGAAACTTCAGGTAACATTGCTAAACTTTCAGCATTCAAAAGATATGTTGGTAGAAAAGATTTTATGAATCAAACTTCAAGTGATATTATTGAAGGTGCTGAAGCAGAATTAAACGGTTTGAGAGAACATATTAAAAAATTACAAGGTCAAAAATATTATTCAGAATACAAAGAAAATTTCCAACCTTTAGAGTCAACTGATGACGAATTGGGAGAAGACATTGTAAATGATCTTACCAATGCCTTTACTATTCCTCAATTTAACAATGAATTGAGAGATATGTTCCCTCTATTACACAAAATACATCAAAAAAGAATTAGTGAAACAACACTTGATTTGGATGAAGTTGTAAAAGAAGAATCGCACAACAACGAAGAATACGAAACAGAATTTGAATTCACAGGTGATGACGGTGAAACAGGTATGGGATATCTTTACTACAAAGTAGTTAACGGTAAAGTAGATCCTAACTCATTAAGAGGTGAAGCAGAAGGTGATGGCAACAATAAACTAGACAACGAACTAGCAACTGCTGTTGTTCAACCAGATGGTCCGGATCATGAGTATGCAATGGATGCGGCACAAGATGACTACGATGATAAGATGGGTCAAAAAGAACTTTATTCACCAGAAGATGAATTTGAAGATTGGACAGAATCTGTTGTTGACGAAGCAATGGATAAACAGAAAATTTCTTTACTGAACAAACTAATAGGTCAACACTTTAGTGTAGGCCCAGACGCAACAAACGCTTTGTCAAGTTTAAAAGGTATCATTGATGATAAAGAACTTGACGATCAATTAAAAGCACTAGCAGAAAAAGATAGCGATGCTTGTGCAAGACCATTAATTTATGCTTACTTAGAAAAGAACGATCCAGAAGCATTAAACGACTTAGATTTCGGCGACATGAAGAAACCAGCAAAATATGACTCTGGTGATATTGATGCATTCAACGCTGAATCAGAAGAAGATGATACTACTGATACTACTGATGTTACTATTGGTAAAGATGGTGCTATGAAACTAGCAGGCGACAAAGAGCCTAAAGATGAAAAAGCATCAACTGAAGAGATCATTGAGTTTGTTCGCTCATTCTATGATAAAGAAACTGGAGCGTTTCCAAGAGGCGAAACTGGAGTGGTTATTTCCGCTCGTAAGCGTTTTGGTGATTCCGTAGGGGATCTAGTCGAGAAGTTTGTATCCAAACTTTCAGGTAAAAGGATAGAACTTGCTGACGACGAGGAAGTAGAAGAAGGTAGCATTAAGTATATGCACAGCCTAAAAGCCAAAGGACATTCCGAAGAGGAAATTGCTAAAGAACTTAATATGGATCCTGAAGAAGTTCGTAAAGCATTGGCTAAAACTAATGAAGACGGTGAAGAAAAAGACAACCAAGGCTTTAGTGATAAAGAAATTAAAATGGCGTTTGGTGTTTTAAATGATCCAAGATTCAAGGGCGGTAACTATTCTGGAGCAGTCGATGTAATTGAAAAGATTGCTAAAGGATTATCCAAACACCCTAGCGTGGCAAAGGCATTACTAAGAACAAACGAAGATCTTGAGTACATCAAAAGTAAATTGGCAAAATTAATTAAGTAATTTCAGAATTTATAGTTGACTTTGTAACAGAAGGTAACTATAATATAGATATGTTGTTAGAAAAACATATCGACAACAGGCACAAACATTAAAGGCAAAAAAGGAGGCTTATTATGGCAACATTAGCAGAAATACGTGCAAAACTACGTGAACAAGAAGATCGCAAAGGCGGTGGTTCACAAAACAGCGGCGGCGACAACGCAATTTACCCACATTGGAATATGGCAGAAGGTACTGAAGCAGTATTACGTTTCTTACCAGACGCTGATCAAAACAACGTGTTCTTTTGGAAAGAACGTTTGATGATCAAACTTCCATTTGCGGGAATCAAAGGTCAAACGGATTCACGTCCGGTTACCGTTAACGTTCCTTGTATGGAAATGTATGGTGAAACTTGCCCAGTACTTTCAGAAGTACGTGGTTGGTTTAAAGATCCTGCATTAGAAGACCAAGGACGTAAGTATTGGAAAAAGCGTTCATACATTTTCCAAGGCTTTGTGGCAGACGATCCACTAAACGAAGAAAACAAACCAGAAAATCCAATTAGACGTTTTATTATTGGTCCACAAATTTTCCAAATCATTAAGGGTGCATTAATGGATCCTGAGATGGAAGATCTTCCTACAGATTATGTAAGAGGTGTAGACTTTAGAATTAAGAAAACATCTAAAGGAGGTTATGCTGATTATTCAACATCAACATGGTCACGTAGAGAACGTGCTCTAACTGATGAAGAAAAAGCGGCAGTTGACTCACATGGTTTGCATAACTTAGATGATTTCTTACCTAAGAAACCAAGTGAAGTTGAAGTTAAAGTTATTCAAGAGATGTTTGAAGCATCTGTTGATGGCGAAGCATATGATCCACAACGTTGGGGTCAGTACTTTCGTGCTCCAGGCATGAGTGCTCCAACTGGTGATCCAAATAGTGCGAAACCTGCGGCACCAATCGCAGAAACTACAACTGCACCAACACCAATGACTCCAAAAGAGGAAGATGCGACTGCGGGTGTTGTTCGTAAAGAAGACGGCTCTGCTGTATCAATTACGGATACGACCGAAGATAAACCATCAAGTGAACGTGCTCAGGACATTTTAAAAATGATCCGTGACCGTCAATCTTAATAAGGAGTAAACAATGGCGAAACCATTTGACGTTAGTAAATTTCGTAAGACTCTAACCAAAAGCATTACAGGCCTTGGTATGGGTTTTAACGATCCTACTGACTGGGTTTCGACTGGTAATTACGCATTAAATCATCTTATCAGTGGTGACTTCCATAAAGGAGTACCACTTGGTAAGGTGACCGTATTTGCCGGCGAATCTGGTGCAGGTAAATCTTACTTCGCTAGTGGAAATATTGTGAAAGCCGCACAGGATC